TCGTAGAACAGCCCCCTACCATCCGCCAACACAACTTGCCGCCACTCATTGTCCAGTGACACTACCGGATAGCCGTTGGTTTCATCCCACAATAGCTGCCCGTTCTCCGCGGCGGTGTCTCCTGCAAGTCTGTACTGTAACTTGGAATAGGTGCGATTCAGAAACCGTACAAGGCTCTCACCCCACGGCTTCCATTCTGGTCCTATCGGTGGTGGCGCATTCACCTACGCCCACCTGCTCTAGCTTCAATCCGCATTACCCCGACTCGGAAGTCTGCGTTGTTGATAGCCTCTACGCGCATACGCACTTGACGACCCGTAAAGCGCACAGAGGTCGGATTGGCTGTGGTGTATGGCCCATACTCTGACTCATTCCCGTTAGGGTAGAAACGAGTCTTGAAGCTGACCTCAACATCGCCCTGATTCAGTTCATCGGGGATCAGTTTATTGACTTTCATCACCTGATCACCATTACCTAGTGAAATTGGCCCCGACTCAACAAACGGGGTCTCTGCTCCATGCTGATAACCGATGCGCTCATGGTTGTACACGTTGCCAGCAGAGTCTACCCATATAGGACTGTCAAATACCCCGAGGTCTACCGCAGCGGTTCGGTCAATAGTCCCCACGTCCCACGTCCCATCTCTGTAGTCCAGCTTGACATAACTATCGTTTTCGACTCCAGTTCCACTCGGGTAGAACCACCATAGCTCCCCGTACTGACTGTTATGGACAGCGTAGGTTTTTGAGATTTGGTCGCGGTTGATGTTCTTGAATACAAAATCTGATACATCACAATTTACCACGCTTGCTGTTGATCCATTGAAGTGGTAAAAGCTACGCGCCCCCATCCAGAACGCACCCTCGTCAATTGCCACCATAGCCTTGCGTGACACAGCACCGCAAGCATCACCTACTTTCTCGAACCCGTAGACGTACGGTGGCCCTTGGTAAGTGGCAGTGTGAGCATCAGTATCAGTGACCAAAAGGACACGACCACGCACCCTAACAGCACCCATGATGCGCCCTGTGGTTTGCAACTCAAAGTCACCAGCCTCATTTTCTGCGGTCGCTGTCCATACTGTATTGTCCTCTCTGTCACACCATTGTACTTTACGTGGATTACTGTTCGCTCCCAGTAGCATGATGAAACGCTCTTCGGTCACGATCATGCCTAGATTACCCGTAGGCGCGTTCGTGACAGCCGCTGCAACGGTGGGCGTAGCATGATCTAACTGCCACTCATAGAGCTTACCATCAGCATCGGCGCACCCTACAAGGTACTCCCCCCACGTATCAAGATCCCATGTGGTAGCGGCGAAGTCTATTGCTCCATCGGAAGGTCGTTTGACACCGTAGAACGCTGTGCCGTAAGTGCTACCACCAAAACCCGTGTTCTCTCCTGCATCTACATCACCTGTATTGAACCCAACAGGTGTGATGTCTGCAACCGTACCATCAGCGGTCAAGTGGTAGAGGTGACTATGCGTTCCCGCCGCGATATGGAAGTTACCGCTGTTATCCTTCCATGTGATCAAACCTCTTGGAGCAGAGGCGAAGGCGGTAGCCTTGCGCGTCTCCCAGCCACCTACAGGACGTAGAGACCCATCCTCCCATCGAATAAGGTTAGAATCACGCCAGCGGCCTGATGATTCAAGGTCAGTGCCGTTCTTGTAGACTCCTGCAGGCAGTTTCAATGGGATTAGTGGCATCTGTCAGTCCTTAAACGTCTGTCCATACAGGGTCCGGATCAGACACCCGTTCCCATAGAATATCGCCAATGATGTCAACCTCCGCAGTGGAGGTGAACGGTAACACTCCAGCATAGGTCATCACGCCATTAATGTCGGTAGTGCTTGCGGTGTTACTCTCCCAACTGGTGTTATACGTCATCACACCATTGATAATCGTGGTACTCACAGCATCAACCTCAAAACTCGCGTTTAAGATCGACCCCGCTGCAATAATCGATACCGTAGAGGTGGCACTCAACCCGAACGTACCATCTAACACAATCAGCCCATCAATCGCAAACGATGACGTTGCGTTCACAGGTACAGAGGTCTCGTAGGTCGCTGCACCCACCACATCAACAGTAGATGTAGCAGGTATAGCGACCTCACCCTCTAACAACTTCGCGTCAGAGTAAGCCCCTCTACCGTACTTGAACGCACCGTAGAGCATCAGTCTAGATTGATGTCCAGATCATTGGAGCCGATACGGAAGATGTCGCCGGTACCCACAACCTTGGAGACTGCGAGCGTACCGTAACCAAGCATGTTACCGCCTGTCTCAGCATCATATACCGCGCCGTGTGTGACAGTACCCCAGTCAGCACCAGCGGTAGGGAACTCAACAGCGCTGGTGTTCGAGGCGTTGTTACCACTTACAGTAAACGCTGCGCCTTGACGGACGTAGCCTGTACCACTGACCTCAGTACCTGCGCCGGTGTCATCAGGGGCAGAAGTGAATAGTGCCACATAGATCGTTGCGGGTGCGGTATAAGATGCCCCACCAAACACATGGTCGAGTATTTCTGTTTCCAAAAAATTAGTGAACGACATTAACCTAGTCCTTTTATCTTCATAGTTAAACCAGAACCAGACCATTTAGCCTGATCGGAGTTGGAATTTAGTCTCTCTACCGCTGATGCGTACAACGCACCCCATGTACGACCTCTCTCATCCTCTTGGAGATAAGGAGCAGAGTGCATCAGCGCACCGTACAGGTAGACATCAGCCGCCTCTTCAAGCAGCCAGTTAGAAGTATTTGTGTCGGATAGCGCGGGTAGCTTCTGGTAATACAGCAGCTCAGACACATAGAGATCAGTATCAGGAGATGGGTACAGCTCGAAACGATCACGGCTGTTACAGTAGAAGACGGGTCGACCGGATGTGTCACTAGCCGCTGCACGTTTCTCTGCCATAGCCGCACCACTGATCAGGTTCAGAACCGTAGTCCCATTACCTGTAATATGGAATCGAATAGTCTCTACCCAGTCGGTAGGTCGCGTGAGGAACTGACCATCAATCTCACCTTGAGCGCGGTTCTCCATGCGCCAATGGCGCACATCACGGTTGATCATGTCTTCTACCAAACCAATGAAGGTAGGCACAGTAGCAGTAAGATCATCTCGGTTAAGAAAATCCGCTACCGCAGTCTGCAGTTCCGCATAAGTTGTAATAGCCATTTATCAAGCCTTTGTGTACCGATACATGCTTGATTATGCACCTTTTCAGAAAAAGTGCAACTTATACTATTCCTTGCAGATTCCTCCTCAACGGCTGGTTCCATCTTCTACCAGCACCGCTACCATACAGCCCCACTGCAGCATCTGACGCAAAAGTGAGTACGAACGAGTCAGCCAAGTCGGGTGACTTCAACCCTCGCTTCTTAATCTCATCCTTCGCCTCCACCTGCATCTTGCCGTTCGAGGTGAACTTGTAACGGACTGTCGCAAGCTCGTTAATCAACCGTTCATCATTAGGCAGTCGACAGTCTCTGTGTTCCAGCCATGTTTTCGCCTTACCCCATAGCTCCGCTCTCAGGTTCCTATAAGTATCACCCATAGAAGGTGACTCACTCACGTTCACCCCGCGCCCAGGCAGGTTCAGCTCCATCAGTCTATCCACCACACCCGACCCTAGACCAATACTGTCCACCAGTATCTCCACTGGTCTCTCACTCACAGGCAGCGCGTTGTACTCACTCACCACAGCCCCTGTAAGCTGCATCAGGTCCAAGTTACGCCATACACGCACCGGTTCAGTTACCACGTTCCCCTGTCGCTTACAGAGAGCGCTACAGTCGTTACCGAACCGAGCAACGTCCAACCCCCATACCACATCAGCCACATCCGACCCCTCCACGTCCCTACCACGGGCCGCCTCCAGCAGCTCCATAGGGATTATCGTATCGTCATCAGCTCTTGGAAACTCACCCAGTACACGTATCCTAAACGCATTCGAGTCCTCCCCGTAGCGACTCGCCATCTCCTCCACGTACTCATCACTCACCCGTGGACTATCTTTACACGATACAGTAAAACACTCCCACTCATCAGCCAGTCTGTTGTGCGTGTCATAGAAGTACCCA